ACGCCAAAGAGGATTGAGCGTTTGAGTAATCCGCGTCTGGTATGCGGAGGTTTTCCCGGTGCGGAGGAATGTTTTGACCTCGACACAGCATTCCGGGCTGATTTCCGGATGTATGCTCCGGCACGGGTAAGTGGTTTTGTGCCGCTTTTCTGAATCGTTCTTTTCAGTTCGTGAGTATCAAATTCAACTCTTACATCTGCACCTTTTATCATCAGCGTATCTGCTTGAAGGTGAGTTCCATGACGGAAGTGAACTGCCGTCTTTCCCGCAGATGTTCGGGACTGTAGATGGGGTTGTACCCAACGCCGATGCAAATTGCTCCGGCAAGTTTTTTGTTGAGAAATCCCAGACCGATACTCTCTACAGTGTGAAGTAGTTCCGGAAGTTCATCCTCAATTCCCCGTTTCATAAATCCGATTTGAACTTTAAGAAGTTCTTCATGGGATGCGCGGGAAAGGGTTTTGTATTCAGTGGCAACGGGTACTACTGCCACTTTCATGGTTTCCAAATCCCGGAGTTCAAATTCCGGGTAAAACAACAATTCGGCATTGTATTCTGCAAGTTCTGCCGTTACAGCTTCAGCGAGTTTCAAGACTTCGCTCATGCTCCTCCTTTCAGGAACGCTACAACAATATTGCCGATTGCCGCAAGCAGAGCCAGCAAAGCAGCTCCCAATGCCGAAAGCATTGTTTTCTGCATATCGGAAGCCGGTTTGCAGGGCGGATAATGATGCTGACCTGCTTCAAAGTGCATTTTTATCATACCCTTTAACTCCGCAAGCTCAAGCCGGGACTGATTGACCGCGTCCCAAAGATCCCGATGGTCGGGAATGTCTCCATTTGCCATTATATTATTCCTATCTCTTTGGTATGGATCCTGCGGACAAGATGCTGTGAACCGGACCATCTCCAAACCGGTTCTCCGTTGGGAGCAAGGACTTCATACTTGCGTCCATCATACTGAATTGTATCTCCCTGTACCGGATCGACCGGCAAATCTGCTGCGGAAACAATAAAGTCCCGCGATTCTGTCCGGATCGTCATACCGTATTCATTTTCGGCTCTGAACAGCGTTCTTCCCAGAGTGGCACAGATGTTAAAACTCTCTCCGCCCCGGCAGATATAAACCGCCGGAACAGAGAGGGTATTGCGCCGTTGGGAATCAAGCCATTGAGCAGCCTGTTCCATAATATTCATCACGCAGTGACTGCTGCCACATAGGGAGCATTAAGCAGGAGATGAACGGTTGCATCCGCAGATGCGGCACTGGCAACTGCTTTACCAATGTAGATGTTACCGGCAGCAGTAGTGGTGACATTTTTGTTCTTGGCATCCCAGTAAAGGGGAACGCCTGCGGAAATTTCTCCGGATGCCTTTGCAACTTCAAAAACACCGGTCACCGCAAGAGAACCCAGAGTATCAGAAGCGATATCCAGTCTGGCAATGCCGACAAGAGATTCCAGAACAATGACTTCTCCGGCAGCAACAGCTTCGGACGGACGGTAATCAAGGGACTTGCCCTCATGAACATAACGTGCAATCATAAAGTTTTCTCCAAATTTTGAATGTTGTCAGATCAGGCAGCACCATTGGCTTTCACCATACCGCGGAAGTCCTGCTCACGGACGCCGATATCAAAGTAAACGCGAAACCACATCCCCAGCGTATTGAAATCAGTTTCGCCACGCTCAATGGTAGGAGTGCGTTTGCCCTTAAGGAATCCAAGCTCAAAAGTATCCACAGTACGCGGATCACCGAAGAGATACCAGGCAGTCTGGCTGCTACCGTCATAGGCCGCGTTGCCGAGATAAGGACTGGACACCACCTGCAGATTTTCATCGGCAAGGACATTGATTGCCGGTCTGACAGTGTTTTCAGTACCGCCGCTCATCACCAGAGTAGCTCCGCGGGTGAGTTCAATGGCAAGATGTTTCAATGCAGTCGGCACAAGCAGATACCGGGGTTCAACGGAGATCGGCTGCCCGTCCGCATCCACCTGGTCCAGATAGAGCTGAACCGCTTTTTTGAGAGAGTCGGCAGACAATGCACTGGATGCCCCGGTCAGAATGTTGCGGTGGCTGTTATGGAACAGAGCCTTACCATCATTCTGGGCGGGGTTCTGAAGCAGACGGGAGAAAAAGAGCTGATCAATCAATCTTGCCGCTCTGTTACCCATGGCAACCGGAACTTTCATAAAGGCGTTCAAATCATCGTTGATGATCATTTTGCGGGTAAGGCAGAATTTTTTGCCGTAAGTTTCCAAACGGTTGGTCGCAGCTTCTTCCAACAGACCGCCGTCCTTGATTTCACCGTCAGCGGCAACCGGGAGCAGATCACCGACATCCGTCAAGCGGAATCTTTCCGTTTCTTTGAAATCATTGAGATCCCCGGTGGAACAGAGTTTGGTAGCGATGACCGGCTGGGCTTCGTAGCTCTGAAGCAGTTTTTTGTTTGCCACATTGGAAAGAATACCCGGCAGGGAAACAGAACTGAAAGCGGCACGGATAGTTTCATTGTCAAAGCCACGACTGTAAGGAATACCGTCAAGTTTCATGCACTCCACCATCAGTTGTTTGAGGGGCATATCCATTTCACGCATCCCCGCTTCAACGGTCTGCGCTCCGTAAGATTTTTCCAAAGCATCAGCAGAAACGCCAACACGCAGACTCATTGCAGCTTCAAGGGTTTTACGCATTTCACCGCCTTCCGGTTTACTGTGGATGGCAATATTAACGCTGGCGGCAGGACGTTCGGCACGGAGAGTTTCAAGGACTTTTTTGGTAACCACTTCAGGAGACCAACCGGCAGAAACAGCCTGCTTTTCAATTTCAGGGAATTCCCCGGCGCAGATTGCCTGGATTTCACTCACGCGTTCACGCTCTGCTTTGACAGCAGCCACAGCGGCATCTTTTGCAGTCGCAGCAAGGTCCACTTCAGCTTTTGCTTTGACTTCCTCCGGCTGTGCCTTGCGCTCATCTTTTTCCAGTTCCGCATTTTCTGCACCCGTCGCTTTCAGATTTTTGTTTTCGTCAGTCATGACTTCTCCTTTGTTATTGATAAGATTGAATTGGGCGGTAACACGCATTTTTGTAGAAGCATCCGCGCCGACCGCCACCACGGAAACTTCTCTTAATACTGATTTCTGAATATGATAAAAGGGACCGTCAATGGTTTGGCCGTTGACTTCGCGGGAGCCTTTCACCAATTCACACTCTCTGACATCCGCACCGATGGAGAGCTGCCAGTCAGCTCCTGCCTTGGACTGGGCCACGATGTCATGGGCGTCCTTACTGTCAGAAACGATTTCCCCGGTGATTTCCAGAGCATTGTTTTTGATGCTGGCAGAAATCATTCCGACACGGCTGTCAGTTTTGTTTTCATGGTTTGTCAGCAAAGGAACGGTATCTGGAATCTCCATTCCCGCCAGATCGACCACTACCGGGAATTTCCATCCCGGCAAATTCATCTTTCCACCGCCGTAGGCAAGTCCGGCAACTTTCGGCTTGCCACCATTGGCAGCTTCAATGAGCGTAAATTCACTCATCTTTTTCATTCTCCTATTGTTGGGAATCTTCTTCTGATTCCGTGGGTTGTGATGCCGGTTGCTCTCCCGGGACAGGGATGCCGTACTCCCGCATCAGTTTGATTTCTTTTGCTCTCTGCCGCAGTACCGACATATAATCACGGCCGTCTTTGGCACATTCAGCAGCCAGAGTGGTAGTGTGATTTGCAAGTCTTATCTGCTGGGCATTTGCTTCTTTTGTCGGATCTACATGGACAAATCCATCCCAGAACCAAGTGTGGCGTGGCGTCCGGAACTCTCCGGTGGGATTGACCAGGGAATATTCTCTGAACCACATTGCAAAAATCTGATTCAGCACTTCTGATTCCCAAAAGGCTCTGTCTACCAGCACACTTTTATGGTAAAGTTGATTGTCAAGTCTGCCGCTGGCGTAATTGTGACCGCTGAAATCACCTGATACAGAGCCGTATGTAGATACAGCACACCGGGCGATTTCCGACAGAATGATTTTGACAAATTCGGCATGATTTGCAGTCGGCTGTTTCGCATCCAACTGCGCCATCTTCCACCCGGCAGGCACGGTCAGCATCATATTCCGTTCCAACTCCAGAGCATCCATGGGCGGTACTCTTTCGGCTTCTCCGTCCGGTGGAGCATCAGTATAAAGAATTGCCGCAAAGTCCGCTGCTGCTTCAGCCGCAGACAGTACCGCCAAGTTGTATCTTCGCAGTTGAGCAAAAAGCGGAAGTGCGGCTGTCAGTTCCGGTATCCCCCGGTGCAATCCGGGTCTGTCTGCCCGGAAAATATGGAGCATATACTCTGCCGGAATATGAAACGCTTCCCACCCAGTGGAGAACTTTTCATCTCCCGGATGATATTTCAGAACCCGGTAACTTACCGGATTTCCCCAGTCATCGTAGGTGATGCCATCAACGCTGTTGTCATCGTTCTTCCATTGCAATTCACCGGCAATCCTGTCTGCTTCAAGCAGTTGAATATCCATTTTGACCGGGTGATTTACCTTGGGATTTGTGACCATTGCGGCAAAAGATTCACCGTCCTGACACCGGGCAACTCTCATCATCCGCATTTTTTGTGGCAGACGGATCGCTTCTGCCCAGGACATAAATTCACGCTCAACTTCATCGTTGTAACGCTCATCTTCCGTCAGCAGCTGAATCCGGGGACCAGTGCCGATGGTGTCATTTGCCAGCATCTGAACCAAGCCTTTTGCATAAGAATTGTTTGCAACTTCATACCGGGAACGCATCCGGAGCGTTTTGCGGATTTCCGGATTTGCCTCCTGGTCGGCAGAAAGATAATCTGCCATACCCCAGTGCCGAATGTTATCCCGGGTGGTTTGAGCAGCATCAAATCTGCCGATGACCCTGACGGGGTTTTCCGCAGGAGGAGTTCTGCTGCGGAACATGGATTTCAGTTTTTTCAGCATCATACTGCTCCTGAATGGTTGAGTTTGGTAATTTTCAGACCACTTCCGTTGCGCAGAGCTTTCTTTTTGGCAAGATATTCATCTGCAGCGATCTGGTCTGCAATGGAATGCTGTTCTACTTTCTGACCGTCAATATCCACGGATTTCGGACCAGTGGCATTCTGACGGATTTTATCTTCAAGATTCTCTTGATTTTCTGACATAAAACTCCTTGACTTTTACGGTGTTGTGAATTATATTACCATGTGATGTATTTTATCGAAAGGGCTTTTTTATGGCAACAGAATTACAGCAGAACAAGGATATGGCAAAGACTGAAAAAGTCCGTAAGTCCATACTTAAATTCGGCGAACGCTATGCCAAGTCCTTTGAAAAATTGGCAAAGTGATTATTCCGCTTTGCCAGCAGCCATCTTTGCCTTGATGTAGTTTTCCACACGCTGAATCCGCAGACCGATCCATTCCATAACATTGACGCACATACTGTTTCCGCAGGCCTTGTAGCGTGGAGCATCCGGACATTCCTCTTCCGGTTTTCCTTTCCAGGGAATCCTGGTGTGATTGTCAGGAAATCCCATAAGACGCTCACATTCAACCGGCAGCAGTCTGCGGACGGTGGCTCTGCTCATTACCTTGGGACCGGAAGAATTCGGTTCTCCGCTGGCAGAGGTAAGTGTTCCTGCAACATCGCCGGTGATCTGCTGATTGTAAACATCCACTCCTTGCGGTGATTGATATGCCACAGCGTGAACATCCTTTGCAGTCTGGGTATACATCACTCCATCTTCGCTGATACCGAGTCCGGAACCACCCTTGCGCTCTGCCTTTGCCATTTTGTCACCATCAAGTGCAATTACTTCACTTTCAATGACAACAGTTTCTGTTCCCGGGCCGTTGGCGGTAACGGTTTTGCCTGCTTCAGCTTTGGTCACATACAGACCGCCATTGGGACGGTCGGCACGTGTTCCGTTGGCATCGCAGGGAGAGATATTAAAACACTCTTTGACCGCTACTGCCGGGATCACCTGACTTCTGACCGTGGGGAAAACCTCTTCCCAGTATCCCTCCTGATTGCCACCGGCATCATTTTTGATAAATCCGAGAACATCCTGCACCAGCGGAAGATTATTTCCGCCTGTGCCGCATCTCCCGGTGATTGTCGGAGAAACTCCATCAGTTTCTGTGACTCGGCTGTCATTGGCATGATTTTCATAACAAATGACTTCCGGTTCTTCGTACACAGCTTTTCCACCTTTGTAATCGGTGGCAATCAGGGTCGGAGAAACTTCTTCTTCCTGGACATCGACTTGCCGCATATCAATTACGCATTGCAGTTTTTTCTTATCCGGCATCAGCTGATTATTGCTGGTACAAGTCAGAGTGTCGGCTTTTTCACTGCCGTCCCACCACTGCACCAGCGTCTGGTCATTGGCAGTTGCCAAAGTAAGAGAGCGTTCCGTACTGATCAGCGGTCCTTTCCCGCCACCGGAGCAACCCTCACGCATCCGCACGGTATGACTTACTCTGTGCAAGCCGCCTGTCTCTGCAGAGCCATCAACAGAAGAGATGGCAGAGTCTTGCCGCGTCTTTCGGCTCGGCGGATTATCCCGGTCGCGCATTTCGCCGTCAAGAAGTACCGCTGCGGGATACTGCCAGTCAAAAGGATTTCCGACAGGCTGGCTACGGTATCCGACCACGAAGAGTCTTCTTCGCCGTTGGGGAATAGCTCGCGGGAACGAGGGAACTCTTGTATATTGGCTGTCGCAAATTCGCCATGCCAAGCTGAAACATCCTGGGGCGGAAGTGACAATTCCTGATTTTCCCCATCCTTTTTCAGGGACTGGGACTTCCCATCCGCAGAGGAGCGATAAGAAGCTGGCAAAATCGCGTCCGCCTCCGCTCGATAGTACGCCCGGTACATTTTCCCAGACTGTCCACCGGACATCTGTGCGGTAAGCCAGCCTGACAAATTCAAGGGCCAAATTGCCCCTGGGATCGGAGAGTCCTTTCCGCAATCCTGCAAGGCTGTAGGACTGGCAGGGGGTCCCACCGACAAGCAATTCAATTTTTCCTTCATAATCATCCTTTGTTATTTTTGTGAAATCTCCCAGATTCGGAACAGTTCCACCGGAAGGAAATTCGGCAATCTGTTTTTGCCAGGTTACACGCTGTTTCCGGTCTTTTTCATTATCTGCCGAATCAGGATCAAGCGGGCGGAGCGGTTTTGTCGCTCCAAAACGGTGCATCAGTACCGCAGAGGGAAATGGCTCAACTTCAGCAAAAAACTTTGCCTTCCATCCGAGCTTTTCCCAGGCAAGTCCGGCAGCTTCGACACCGCTGCAAATACTTCCATAATCCATATTGAAAATCCTTTGTTTTTGTTCTACTCAGTTTCTTTCCCGCAAAGGTCGATTTACTCCCATTGATTTTGAAAAAAATTTGATTTTTTTCATTTTTTTCTGTTTTTCTGGATTTCAGATAGTTTCAGACCATGAGTTGGAAGTAACGGAGACACTGGTAAATCTCCAGTTTTCATTCTGCGGATATCCGAAAGACGCATTGCCGGACCGGACACGGCTTTACGGGTAGTCGCAATTCCGAACTCCGGCATAGTTGCTCCGAGCATAGAACCGCATACCGCACACCCGGCAAGGCAGTCCAGCCAATGGTTATCACTGCGTTCCGGACGGAGTTTCCACTCGTCAACAGTTCTGCCACGCCCGGTGGTTTTTACCCTGTATTCTGCAGTCAGGTGTTCTGCAATAAGTTGATGAAGCGCAGGGTGGCGTCCATAAAATGACAAACATCCCCGGTCACCCATAGGAACTGCAAGGCGGGCATGGATAAATGATTTCCAGAAGTTTGTATCAAAAATCACGTGCCGTATTGCTCTTTTGCCGACAACATTCGGCATCATCCAGTTGAACCCCAAACGGTCTCCGGGCTGTTTTCTGTATTCCGTCATCGGTTTGCTACTTGCTCCGACATAGCGTCCGTGTGCCGGAAAGAGAATGC